TTAGCGCATCAGCACCTTTCCTGCCTAGCAGGCGTGCCAACTGCGAGCGCTCCTTCGCCTCTAAGTTATCCCAAATCACCTTCAACGTTTGGAACTCATCCGCCCCAGCATGGCTCTGTTCTTCATGTTGCTCAATTTGACCGCCTGACGGTTCGTCTGTTCCTAAAATCAACCACTGAACAGAAACCTGTTCTATTTCTGCAACTTTCACCACCACGTCAACTCCTGGCGTTGTTCCTTTCGCAAAGTAGTTGTTTAGGGTTGAGTAAGGGAAGCCCCAATCCGATGCAGCCTTACGCAAGCTACGCGGCCCCATTAGCTTCTTCAGTCGATCTTGAATACTTTCCTTGGTGTTATCTTGAAAAGCAACATTCGTTTCTTTGTGTAGTCCCACTTTCGATTCTCCTATTTTATTGATTCTTCTGGGTTTACTTAAATCCAAACATCTATGTTTGCGAAATAGAAAAGAAAGCTTGAAATTTTCTTTTTGTAGACCAATAATTATCCGTAGAGATAAGCCGTTAGGGTTATCCGTGCAGACAACTTTTTAGGGTAATCGAATGAACAAAAGAAATGAAGTTGAACCTGTCGATATGCATCGAATTGATATCGTTGCTGCTCTCCACAAACAAGGCACCACGATGCGGGAGCTGTCCCGCGCTGCGGGCCTTTCCCCTGATACGCTCAAAAATGCGTTGTATCGCTCTTACCCGAAAGGCGAAAAAATTATTGCTAAGGCGCTGGATACTCAGCCGTCCGCCATCTGGCCCAGCCGTTATCCGCAACAGCAACAGGTGGCATGACTATGTTTCTTAGCGTGAATGAACTGATCGGCTTGCCGGGACTGCCTGGCACAGCGCAAGGCTTACGCCTCGCACTGAAAAAACGGGCAGATAATTCACCTGATCTGGTGCGCAAGCGCCAGGGGAGTAAGGCTTTCGAGTATCACATCGACTGCTTGCCGGAAGCGGCACGCGCGGCAGCGACCGAGCGGCATTACAAGTCTGTGCTGGAGCAATCCGGTTGCCAGACGACTGAACCGCCAGTTAAGCGTGCTGTTGCAATCAAACCGCGCCAGGAACTGGAGCTGATGCGCCAATGCCCTGCGCTGGTTGAGCGCGAGGTTTGCGGCCTGACTGATGACCAGAAAGCCATCGCGGATGCCCGTGCGCTGCTGGCGTCTGAGGTGGAGCGCCTGCGCAATGCCGGCCTGTCCCGCCTCTCTGCTGTGAATTACATCGTGGGTGGTTCGCGCGATGGCTCACTGCCAGAGAACTTGATGGCGGCGGCAGACCTGGCCAACGCCCGCAAGGGTTCGCGGGTTGGCATTAGCCGCAGCAGCCTGCAGGAGTGGGTCTCCATTTTTCAGGCGACGCAGCCCGGCCTGGAGCGTCTGGCCATGCTGGCACCAGGGCAGAACAAGCGCAAAAAGCCCGAGGATGCATCATGGTTTTACGGCATGTTCTGGCCTCACTACGCCAACAGGAACGGCCCCAGCGTGCGCGAGGCTTACCGCTCTTTCCGTCGGGAATGGCACGAGGTCTACCACGCGGAGCCGGCCATGCGTAAAGCGATACCGTCTTACTACGCCGTTTTGCGCCGTGTTAACCAGCTGCCGCTGTGCTCTCGCGTCCAGGGACGTGTTTCCGGCTCGGCCAAGAAGGCTTACGAGGTGTATTCCAAGCGTGACTGGGCGCAGATGCCGGTCAATGGCATCTGGATCAGCGATGGTAAATCCATGGATATGAAGGTGGCCCACCCGATCCACGGGCGACCATTTACGCCAGAGCTGACCATGGTTATTGATGGCCGGACACGTTTTGTCGTCGGCTGGAGTTTATCGCTGTCAGAGAACGCGATGGGCGTTGCAGATGCATACCGCTTTGGCATGAAGCATTTCGGTAAGCCGTTATTTGTTTATTCGGATAATGGCGGCGGCCAGAAAAACAAAATGCTGGACGCCGATATTACCGGGATATTCCCGCGCCTGGGTATTGAGCATATGACCGGTATACCGGGCAACCCGCAGGCACGCGGCATTATCGAACGCCTCAACGCCGTCATTCCGGAGCGTATCGCAAAACGGACGATGACCTATAACGGGCGATCGGTTGACCCGAACGCCGCCAGGATACAGGGGAAAAACCTCATCAGCCTGTCGGATGCCCTGCGCAACGGCAGCGAGCTGACCACCCAGCAGCAGCGGACGTTCCGCGACCTGCCATCGTGGCAATGGTTGATGGATGCCGTACAGGACGAGATTGATAACTACAACAATCACCATGAACACAGTGAGTTACCAAAGGTTGACGGTGCTCACATGACACCGGCAGCTTATCGCGCCCTGGTGTTGCAGCAGGAAGGCGATGAAATCGAGTACATCACCGAAGGCGAGTTGCGCGAGATGTTTATGCCAGAGGTTGAGCGCGTGGCACAACGTGGATGGGTCAGTGTCGGGAATAACCAATATTTCTCCAAAGACCTTATCGAAGTCGATCGCCAGTCAGTGCGCGTGGGTATGGATATTCACGACCCGGAGGCAGTTATTATTCGCCAAATGGATGGCACCTATGTTTGCACGGCCATTTGGAATGGCAACTCTCATTCCCCTGTTCCTCAGTCTCGCGTTGAGCAGGCCAAAGAGAAACGCGCTAAACGCATGATTAAACGGGCTGGGAAGATTATTCAGGATGCTAACGACGAGCTGCGGCCAGTCTTGGAAGTTCAACGGAATGACTTTAGCAGTCTGTTTGTGGATACCGCACCGCGAGATAACAAACCGCTGTTCTTATTAGAAACAGAACGCGAAGAATATTTTAAGAAAACCAATTCCCGCTGAACTGGAGAATAAAACATGTCAAAAATAAGCGTACAGCTTGAAGAAATTATGAGCCGTAAGGGCTACACGCAATCCCATGTCGCGCGCGCCATTGGTCGCAGCCCGGCGGCGATCAGCACGTTCCTGAGTGGGAAATACAGCGGCGATATTAAAACCCTGGAATCCGAACTGTCCGGCTTTATTCAGCGTGAATCTGATAAAGACCGTCTGCACCATCTGAATATTGATTTCGTGCCGACTATTACCGCAAAAAGCGGACTTGAAGTCATTCGCATGGCGCACCTGGAAAACGATATCAACGTGATCACCGGCGCGGCCGGGTTGGGCAAGACCATGATGTTGAAGGAGTACGCCCGCCGCTATCGCGATGCCATCTTGATTGAGGCCGACCCCGGCTATACCGCGTTGGTGCTCCTGCAGGAGCTGTGCGACCGCCTGGGCCTCAGCAAGCGCGGCACTATCCATGAGCTGAGCGAGAGCTGCGTCACCGCACTGAGCGGCACAGGGCGTGCTGTGCTTATCGATGAGGCCGAGAACCTGCCGTACCGTGCGCTGGAGGTCATCCGCCGCATTCATGACAAGGCCGGTGTAGGCGTCGTTCTGGCCGGTATGCCGCGCTTGATCCTCAACCTGAAAGGCAAGCGCGGCGAGTATGCGCAGCTCTATAGCCGTGTTGGCTTTGCTCTTGATCTGCAGGAGAAGCTGCCGCAGGCAGACCTGCAGCTTATCCTCACCAATATGGTCGAGGAAGCGAACAGCGACAGTGTTTTTTCCGCCTTTTACAGGGCATCAAAAGGTAATGCGCGCCGGTTGTTCAAATTGGCACGCGGCACCATCCGCGCCAGCGAAATTAACGCCACGCCGATTGATGAGGCAATGGTTGATAAAGTCGCCGGCATGTTAATTAGTTAATGAGGCATCAGCATGGAACAATTAACGGTAAACAATAAGAAGATTGCGGCGAAGTTGAATTGTCTGGCGCGTGTAGGGTTAAAGGTTGTTGAGTGCCACGTTAATTTTCGCCGCCCAGTTATTGAAGTTGAAGCACCACTGCAAGATTGGGTAAAGGGTGCCGTGGAAATCACGGAAACACGAAACGGGGTTAAGCGTACTGTCAAAATGACGATATGGCATGGCGCACATATCATCTGGTGTTAATTGCGTTTTATTCCGGACTGCTCGCTATAACATTGGTAACTATTTTAAAGAGGTAATAACATGTCAACTGAAAGTAAACAATACACTGAAGTATCAGCCCCGGCGGGCTATTGGGTTGACGCTAAAGGCGTGTTAACTCCCGAAAGCCTGATTAAAGATATCGATAAGTCGCGCGATGCTCTGGTGGGTGAAATCATCATCAAAGCCATTGAGTTGAATAAAGCAATGGCTGAATTCAAACAGTCAACTTTTGCAGATATTGCCGCGTTTGTTGACTTGTCCGCCAATGAATACAATGTGAAGTTGGGGGGTAAGAAAGGCAACGTCACTTTATATACGTTCGACGGACGTTACA